GTGGGAGATTTACAAACAATTTTTCGAAATTTTATTCGGCAAGAATGATTGGAATTATCATCTTTATCTGATTACTAGAATTAGCGCTGTGGTTTATGAATTAGGCTGTAAATTTTCAAATAAAGAAATGAAAACATCAGGCGAACCGGGCACGTTTTTATGGAATACCATTTTATTAATGGCGATATTTGCCCGAGTGTTGAAGCCGGAGTGGTATATTGCAGGCGCCTTTGGTGGGGATGACAGTGCTGTCAAAGTCAATGCTACAAAGGAACAATTAATAAATCGAATCGCAGAATTAAAATTGAATATGAAATTCGATCTCCCACCTGTTACTATGTTTTTCCATCATTTCTTGACTTCTAAAGGCATGATTTATGACCCTTATCGACTGCTCTTAAGCTGTTTGTCGAAGAATTATTATCAGGATAATTATAATTCTGTCTTAAAGTTAATCGAAGAACGACAGAAAGCCGTTGCCGACAAGCTGAAGGCTTACACAAATTACAACATGCTTTTTGCATGTTTGAAACAGAGATATAAAATGAGTATGGAGCATTGTCAACAATTAATGACGCATTTGGAGGCGTTTACGGCAACATCCCCAAAGAAGATTGCTCAACAATTAATGCCCGTGGTCGTACAATTAGGACCAACTGGCCCACACTCTAAATAATTATAATAATACTGATGAATAATAATACACCACACTTTCTAAGAGATAAGCTTAGAAGAAGTCTAGTTGGTGATTCCTCTGTTAATAATTTACATAAAATCATTACTTTTACTGTTACAAAACAAAAACATTTTAAAATACATAAAACCTATAAAAATCTTTCTTTATCAAAAATGGAAAATCTTTCTGCTACCGAACAAAACCAAATCAAATCCGGGGAACCTCAGTTCAAAATGCCAGACTTGGTTGACACCAAAATCGTGATCTCTCACATTCCGGAGCTTCGCTCATTGGAAGTCAAAATTAGACCCGAAACAATCATTGAGTACACCGGTCATCAATTCCAACTCTACACTGAGCCTATTTTGGGCTGGTGGCAAGAATGTGTTGAAGCGCTCGGCCTCAACTGGAAGATCATCATCAGACCTTGTGAAGATCAAAAGTACGAAATGGTTCTTTTGACCGATACTGGTGATTTGACACTGATCGGGTCAAATCCAGCTCAAATTGCCGAAGCATTGGTGACTAAGTCACCTGGCTCTATTAGATTCTGGGATGAAGCTATCGAATTTGCAATTAATTCTGCTAAGACGATCAAACCACCTGGCCCAGATCATGTTGATTACATGTATGGGTTATTCGAGATGGACGAAAAAGACATGTCAATTCTAGTGCCTCACATTTTCACCTGCGCATGGTACTTGGCCTATTACGGGCTTCGTTACGAAATCGAGTCATGGGTTAACCACGCCTCATTGATCATTGGAGGCTTAAAGAGA